TCAGGATCTAACGGTAACCATACGAATGATGTACCGTCGGCGGGTAGAGCGGAGACTGCAACTTCATATGAAGTAGGATACTATCTCAATTAAGTCATACTTGGAACCGGGATTTAAGTTGTAACATAATCATAGGTTAATCCTGGCAAAGAACCGAAAGTAATACTTCCTTTCTTAGTGACTACACTACCATTTGGTATTATCCTTACCCCACATTTAACAAGTCTGAAAGAAACTGCCCTCTTTGTTGAATCTGTTGGAGCTCCGAATTGGTCATTCATTATTGAATAGACAGACAATTGATTCGTTCCAACACCAAAATTCAACGGAAGAGTAGTTCCTCCATCGATGTTAATCATGGCTATTTTGTTGTTTACGCTGTTTGGCGCAAAATGGTAATGAGGTGAGACTTTAATTGCAACATATCCTGCTCCTGCTGCGAATTATCCTGGAGTAAAGTCTATTATATGCTTATACTCCAGCAAAGATGTGGGTTGTAAGAAGTTTGAGGGTCCTCGACATGCCTCAACTTCAAATGGCGACAACACAGAACTGACCCAGTCATGTTTGTGTTGTTTAGTTGATTTTTGCGCATTCTACCTGGCTGGGATCACTCTTGCTTTTCCTTAATGAGTGTCTACTGTTTTCATCATTCTACTAATTTCTTTGTCCTTCTTTGATTAGGCTTTTCTCCTTTACAATTCTTTGACATCAATCTTTTCCTTGACAACTACAGTAGGTTCTTTCTGAACATAAACTTTTGTCATGTTCTTCTTCCCTCCACCAATTTGGTATTTTTCATCCACATCTCTTCTTCTTTCGACTGCTCTCTTTCTTAGCTTGCTTTTGAGTCTAGCTACATCATCTTTGTTCAAATCTAATGAGGCATCGAAGAAGGTATCAGGTTACTAAGCGTCCTGGCCGCTGTTTGGTACTTGTTCCACAAGTAGGTCAGAATCAAAATGGTTAAACTCTTCTGAATAAGTTGTGTCTTTGTTGTTCATGATCAATCGGTACGCTTCCTAAAGCGGAAAATAGGTATGATCCCTCCTATTTTCATTGCGTGACCACTTACCACCTATCTATGTATAGGGATACGTATCATTAGAATTCTAAATGCAACTAAACAATTCTCTAGAAATACCGTCCAAATCACCGGTTTGTCCTACTATTCTTTCCAAAATAATGTTGTCGGTTTCATGGCTATCCACAACATAATTGTTTTTAACCATGGTGTATTTGTAACCACCGAAGATTTTAGACATTATTTCTTCAAATTTAGAGCTGTAGGTTCTAAAGTAGTGTTGCCTTATGAAGTCTAACTTTTCTCCACTCAACGCAATCGATTGTCTCATGCAAGTTCTCAACAATTCACGGTCTATCACCGATGAATCACTAGAAGTCTAACCTATCTAGATTCGTGGAACATTACGGAACGCTCTCCCTCCATAATCTGGACCGAAGAGGAAATTCAGCGACAAGAAGGAACATATGCCTTCTTCATTATATACCAACCCTTTGGAACACTGGCCTAGGCCATGTTAACCATCTTGGACATTATTGTAAATTTTCCAAAAATTTTAATCAAAACTTTCTTTATCCTTCTTTTCAATAATGGCTAACATGTCATCCCCGCAAACCCAGATTTTGTATTTAGTTATATTGGAAATTTTCATGATGTAGTCGGTATATAGGTAAACTCTCAAAGAGTTACCAAAAGTAGTTCTGGTTGGGTGGCCCGAAAATACAGTACCATAATATGCCCCAGAAATTACTTTTCTTCTTTTACCGTCGTGTCGCAAGAACCCGGTAAAAGGCATGGAAAGAGAAGTACATATTAACTTGGCCTGGGCAGTTTATTCCCCAGTGAACAACCAATTATGTTAAGAATAAGCAATCATATTATCACAGACTTATTTGTCTATCATATCTAACAGTTACCAGTGTTGATTGCTATCGTGTGAACTTCCATCATTAGATATGAATACAGGTTCATCATAATTCTTAAACTCCTCGTATATCACGGCCGCCTTTCCGTTAAGGTCGTAGTTACCGAGATAGAAGTCTGTGGACTCTTTTAATCTGCTCATCAAGTTGTAATTGACCAATCCACCAACTGCTTTGATCTAATCTGCAATATTACATATATTTCTAGGACGGGTACTGAAATCATAAGCATTTTAACTCTCATGACACATATTCCATTCACCAGTCTTCGGGAAACATTCCATTGTTATATCATCGAACTAATTAGCAATAAATCTTTTATAGGCTTCCATGTATTTTCTTGCTTTTGGTGCGTCAGTTTCATGCACATGTTCATAATAATCTTAGAAAGTTTTCACGTTGAAATTATCTTTGATGAGCGACTTTTTATTGAATGACTTCATTATAGGGTGATTCTCCACAAACTATTTAAAACCCTACAATGAACGGTAGCTAGGATACAGCTTACTGCTACATTACCTTCCCAATATGCCACTAACCAAGTTAAGTGGGCAATTGGCATATTAATAGTGCTATATTTATTCGTAATTTTCTAGAGGTAACAATTATTCTTTAGGTCTGTTCTTGAAGCATTTACAAAATTTATTGTAATAATTGTATATTTCTTGTCCATCACAAAATTATTTTTCTTTCCCTGTATCAATGTCATAAAACTTGAGGTCTCTTAACACAACCTAGTTGTAATTAAGGTCTAAGTATTTTTCGGTATTAATGACATGTATTGATGCTGATTTCGTTCCTCCGATTTAACCGTCATCAGCCAATGACATTAATTCGGTTGGTTCTAAGCTCTATTGTAAATTAACAGTATTTTCATCAAGATCTATTCTGGCGTAATTATGTGACTTTTTCCAGCTTAAACAACAGAAGAAAACTTTAGCTTATAAGGCCATAAATTTCACTTTTGCTGTCAAGCTCTCGCAGCAAGTCTTAGCACCCAATAGTTCCTTCTTTTCTTTAAATTGTTCAAGGGTACTATAAGACTTAGACTTTTAAATCTGTGAGCATGTCATTGCGTCTCTGAATAACTATGAACATTCAGA